AGTAGACACATTTAGAGAACTATCAAACGTTGGTATGGACTTCGGTGGAGATTTATTTGAAATTCAAAGAAAGGCCATAGATGCAGGTTTAAGTTTAGAAACATTTGCAGGTGCTCTAGCACAGAACGGAGACAAACTTGCTATTGCATTTGGCGGAGCAACTAACGGAGCAGACCGTTTCACAAGAATTACAAAAGACATACAAAAGAATCAGAATGTATTTTCTGCATTAGGTATGACAATGGAAGATGTAACTGAATTCACAGCAGACTATTTAGATATGCAAAGAATTCAAGGACGTATAGGTCAAATGAATGATAGACAACTTGCAAAAGGCACACAAGATTATATTATGCAACTAGATCAGTTATCTAAAATAACTGGTATGAGTAGAAAACAAGCCGCAGAAGAATTAAAAGCACAAACACAAGATAAAAGATTAAAAAATATTTTTGCCTCGATGGACGAAGGTACAAAGAAAAATGTACAAGGTGTTCTTGCTATGGTAGGTAATGCAAGTCCAGAAATGAAAGAAGCAATCACAGAAATGATTGCAACTGGTGGTACACCTCTTAGTGATTTTGCTAAATCACTTGTTAGAACAAATCCTGAACTTTCAGAGTTGGCACGTGGATTAAAGAATGGTACAGTTTCACAAGATGAATTCACAGACGGTTTAAGAAGGGCACAAGAAAAAGCAGTTGCACTTTCCCAAGAACAAGGTAATGCAATTGGTGCCTTAAGTGCTTTAGGATCAACAGCATTCGATGGTAATACTGCATTAATGTCTATGGGGTTTGCTGGTGGTAAAGTTTCAGATGCATTAGAGGCTCAGAACAAAGCAATAGAAAGTGGTAGAGGTGGAATACTAAACTTTGAAAGTGCTATTACAAAATTTAGAAACGTTATTATCGGAACTATTATTAACAGTGGTGTATTTAAAGAATTAATAGGTCAATTTGAAGCACTTACATTATGGATTAGTTCACCAGAAGGCACAGCAAAACTTAAAGATGCTATTCAACCTGTAGCAGAATTTTTAGAAGGCTTATTCAAAGATATAAAAACATTAAAGTTCAAAGAAGTAATAGAAAAATATGTTACTGGTCCTTTGAAACGTATGTTTATGGGCGAAAGCAAAGAAGACAAAGTTGCTAGATTACAAAAAGAACAAGGATTAAGTAAGTCAGATGCTGAAGCCAAAGTTGCAAAAGAAGGATCTAGCGGAGGAATTCTAAGTGCTCTTTTACCTAAAGGCATATCATTTAAAAGCATAGCAATAGGTATTGGGATTGTAGCGGCAGGAGTAATTGCTTTAGGACTAGCAGGTAAAGTAGCAAGTCCAGGTTTATTATTAATTGCGGCGGCATTTGCAGGTATAGGTTTAGCAGGTATGGGTCTAGCAGATCTAGTTAATGCTATTACAGAAGGCGTTGGCAAAATGGCTGACGGAATGAAAAAGTTTGAAGAACTTGATGCAGGCAAACTAGAAAATGTAGGTAATGCTTTAGATCCACTAACTAAAAACCTAATGGGTCTAGCCAAAGGCGGACTAGTTGCAAGTTTCATTGGCGATGGTGCTTTTGAAAAATTATCCGCAGGATTAAAATCATTTGAATCAATTGATCCAACTAAGATGATGCAGTTAGGTCCTGCACTAGAAAGTATGCACAAAGGTATAAGTGCATTTACAGGTGATGGATTATTGGATAGTTTCAGCAAGTTCTTAGGAGGACTTTTTGGAAATGATGGTAACTTAGGTGACTTACAAAAAGAATTGAAAAACTTTGCCGACATTGATGCAGTAGCATTAGAAAAAGTCGGTAATGCTATGCAAGGTATGGCAAACTTTATGCAAACTATGGATAAAGCAGATATTGGTGATGTTTCAGATAATCTTCGAGATTTAACCAAAGAACTAGCCAATTACCAAAGTGCATACTCAAAACTAGACGCAGACACAAAAGCAAGTATAGAAAAGATGATTAACGTGTCAGTAGACAATCAGAAACAAAATTCAGATGGTGCTACTTCGTTAAATAGTATAATGCAAGAAGTGTTAGCAGAACTTAAAAAACAAACAAGGGGCCAAAGAAACATTGAGGCCAATTTTGCCGGAGGCACGTAATGAGTTGGAAAAGATACTTTAACCCAGTAAAAACATCCAATAACCAAGAAGGAAATTATAGTCCTATGGGTGGTGCAGGTGTTGGTACGGGTATGGGTCCAGCAGGTGCAAATTATTCATCATACTTACCAGATGTATATGTTGGCTCACCAAATCGTGTAGAACGATACGGTCAATATAATACAATGGATTTGGATTCTGAAGTAAATGCGGCATTAGATATTCTTGCTGAATTTTGTACACAAATTAATAGTAGAAATAGCACACCATTTATTATTGATTTTAAACAAAAAGCAACTAACACAGAAGTACAAACACTTAAATTGTACTTACAACAGTGGACTAAACTACAAAATTTTGAAACTAAAATGTTCCGTGTATTACGTAACGTTTTCAAATATGGTGATGCTTTCTTTATTAGAGATCCAGAAACCAAAAAATGGTTCTATGTTGATCCAGCAAACGTAACAAAAATTATTGTTAATGAATCAGAAGGCAAGAAACCAGAACAGTATGTTATTAGAAATGTAAACTTAAACTTCAAAGATGCAGTAGCAACTACTCCTTTCCAAACTAGCGGTAATGTAACTGGAGGAGGCGACGGATACTTAACAGGTGGCGTTAGAGGAATGGTAGGTGCACCTAACCAAGCAATGGCAGGTGGACGTTTTACTAAAGACATGAAAGAAGTTGCCATTAATGCAGAACACGTTGTACATTTAAGTTTAAGTGAAGGACTAGACAATAACTTTCCATTTGGAAACAGTTTGTTAGAGTCTATATTTAAAGTATACAAACAAAAAGAATTACTAGAAGATGCAATTATAATTTACAGAGTACAAAGAGCACCAGAACGTAGAGTGTTTTACATTGACGTAGGTAATATGCCATCACACTTGGCTATGCAATTTGTAGAACGTGTAAAAACAGACATACACCAAAGACGTATTCCAAGTGCTACAGGTGGCGGAACTAACGTTATTGATAGTGCATACAATCCACTTTCTATTAACGAAGATTATTTCTTTCCACAAACAGCAGAAGGTAGAGGTTCTAAAGTAGATACACTACCAGGTGGTACTAACCTAGGTGAAATTGATGACTTAAAATACTTTACTAACAAACTTGTTAGAGGTTTACGTATTCCAAGTTCATACTTACCAACAGGACCAGATGATGGTGCTACACAGTTTCAAGATGGTAGAGTAGGTACTGCATACATTCAAGAATTAAGATTCAATACATACTGTCAACGTTTACAAGGTTTAGTAACAGAAGAATTTAATCAAGAATTTAAACGTTACTTATTAGAAAAAGGTATTAATATTGATACTGCTATGTTTGATATTAAAATGCAACCACCACAAAACTTTGCAAGTTATAGACAATCAGAATTAGACAATGCAAGAGTAGGTACATACACGCAAATGGCGGCAGTACCTTATATGTCAAATAGATTTGCTATGCAACGCTTCTTAGGTTTAACTGAAGAAGAGATTGCACAAAATGAACAGTTGTGGAGAGAAGAGAATGATGAAAATCTAACTCCTCCGCCAACTGATGCATCTGCAGAACTTAGAGGTGCAGGCGTAAGTGCGGCAGGTATAGGTGCAGACATGGCCGGCGCAGGCGCAGGTGAAGATGTTGATCCTAACGCAGAAGAACCAGCACCAACAGATGGTGGTTCAGCACCAGCACCAGATACAGCAACAGGCGGTGGTACTCCTCCGGCAGGCGAAACACCTCCAGCATAGGATAAATAATTTTATGATACTACGTGAAATATTTTATTTTGATAAAGAAACACTTCAGCCTGTTGAGAATGATGCATACGATCCATCATTTGATGACAGTATTGTTTCACGTGACGACACTCGCAAGACAAGATTAACACTACGCCAAATCAATAAGATGCGTAAAGCATCTGAGGTACATAAAAAGGAGCAGGTTAAGGAATTAGATTTCATACGTCAAATGTATGGGATTGCCGCTAACGCAGAAGCAGGTGTTTAGTAATGTCAATAGCATTCGTGATAGGTAATGGTACCTCACGCAAACCAATAGATTTAAATCAACTTAAAACATTCGGAAAAATATATGCCTGTAATGCGGTATATAGAGAAATGAATCCAGACTATCTAATCGCAGTAGATAGTAAAATGATCACAGAGATCAATAGATCACAATATCAGATAAATCACGAAGTTTGGACCAATCCTAACAAACTATACAAAGGATTTCACAAATTTAATTACTTCAAAGAGCCATTAGGGTGGTCTAGCGGCCCCACAGCACTATGGTTAGCATCTAATCACAAAGAGTATGATCCACACATTGACCATAATCATATCTTTATCCTGGGTTTTGACTACCGTGGATCGGGGGGTTTGATAAATAATTTGTACGCAGACACAGAAAATTATAAGAAAAGCACAGATCCTGAAACATATCACGGAAACTGGGCAAGACAAACAGGAATTGTAATACAACGAAATTATACTAAAAAGTACACAAGAGTAACCGAGTTTAAATCCGACTATTGTCCAGACGGTTTGCAACAAATGGGCAATTTGAACCAT